CGACTACATGGGAATGCGTTCCGATGTCACCTTTTACATCCGAATTACTTCCTCCGCGTGGAACTATGGCGCACTTATGTGCGGCTGGGTCCCTGATTATGACTCCACATCCACCTCCGCCTTCCGGCACCAAAACGTTGTCTCCCTGTCTCAATGCAATGGTTTTTCCATGCAAGCTACCACTGGCGTCTCCCAGGAACGCACGATCACATGGGAGGCACCTTTGCCCTTCATGCTCATCGCTGCGATAGGCTCCTCTGGCCACAAATCGAAAATTGGTTCGCTCTTCATCCGCGTTCTCAATCAACTCGAAGCCGCTGGAGGATCCACTCCCGATCCTGTCACCGTTAGCGTTTATGCTAAATTCAAAAACCTCGTTCTGATGGGCTACTCTCCCTCAGACAACGTCTCTTCTACTACCACTACCAGAAAGGTGGTGCTTAAGACTCAATCAAAGACCACGAAAGAAGCTAAAGCCAAAAACTCATCCATCTCCGGCGTCGCCGAGGCCACCTCCACGATCAAAGGAATATTAGGATCTGTTATGGACGCAGCAGAAGTCGTGGGATCTCTGATGGAAACATTAGGCCCACTCGCAAGTCTTGCAGCTCTCGACAAACCAACCCAGGTGATGCCACCACATCCCGTCTATACCGACTACCTTGCCACCCTCAATCATGGCAAGGGTATTGATATGGGTGTTAAAATCGCCATCAATCCTGATGCTGTCGTTAGCGTCGAAGGGGCGTGTGTTGCAAGCCTAAATCCGCAACCCTCTCTCGCAGATTTAATCATGCGCCCAACCTTTGTGAGAACCTTTAAGTTCACTCCAGCCAGCGTTCAAGGAACTTGGTCTTACTGGGTTTTGAACCCTGCTAACTCCCCCAAGGTCTTTACCTCAACCGATCGCTGGCCAGATGGAATCTGGCAACCAACATATATGGCGTACTACTCGCAGTTCTTCAAGCGTTGGCGTGGCTCCTTCAAAATCTTACTTGAAGTTGTTGCCTCGCCCAACACAGTCTGCGATATACGTATCGCCCATTTCCCTGAAGTGCCAAACTTCACTGCTCCTCTCGATGATTACGATGGAGATATCGTGTCGGAGCTCATCTCCATACACGGCCCTAAAGAGATTGAACGAACCATGGGTTACGTGTCAATCCCTCATTGGCACGAACTCGACGATGTTACTCTCGCAACCTCTGCGAATAGCATTGGCTGTTTCGGTGTCACTCTTGACTCCAAGATCTCCACGATTGGTTCTGATGTAACTTCCAATATTTACGTTAACATGTACGTAGCTGCTGGCCCAGATATGTCGTTTATGCAATATCGTTCCCCCCCTCTTGCACCTCAAATCGACCCTCAAGCCACCACGCTCACCACGTTAACCCCCCCCACTGGAAGGTCCCCCATCAAGACCCAGGCCAATCTTCAAGACTCATTCACGAAACCTTTCCAAGGCATTCGTGCTGTTAGTCTCAACCCCGAAGTTGGCTTTATCAACGCTGATCCTGTGTGTCATATTACCGATATGGCCCATCGTTACGTTTACCGCGGAGGACCTGAAACTCTAGTCACTCCCGGCCCATGGCAATTTCAGCTGTCACCTACGTTCTATGCGGCTGGTCCCTTACCGTACAATCAAAATACTATCACTGGTATGCTCACTTATCCGTTCCTACATTGGCGTGGCGCCATGCGTGGCTGCTACGAAAATTACGACACAGACAACACCCTCTATGAATTCTATGTCGGTGGAACGTATGAGATCCAATCTCAGTATGACAGTATGTCTAATGGCAGCGTCAGGCAATACAAACGTGGACAACCCCTTTTCTGGGAACTCCCGTGGAATGCCGGTCGCATGCATAATGACACCGTACCCACCCGCCTTGGACAAGAAGAACCTATCATGGCTGTGTTTCCAACATCAGCCTATACCGAAGGTACTGCTATTCCGACGCTCTCTGCCTGTTCCAACTATCGTATTCTCCAGTCCATTGGAGACGACTTTAGTATTGGTTCAATCTCGGCCTGCCCCGCTGTAGGCCTCCTCCTCGAATCTTCTAAAGAAGATCTGGATGCTCTTAACTTGTCGGCAACGACACTTAAAAGAGTCTCACATTTCCTTTTCACTAAAGGAAAAGCTCCTGAAAAGAGCACCCCCTCACCAACCAAGACAACCTCTTCCAATGATCAACCTTTTTAAGGAATCAAAGGATGTCCCGG